GTTTGAACAATGGAAGAAATCTTAAAAAAGATTAATTCGGATATTTTAACAGAATCAGTTATATCAGAGCTGAAAAACGCTTTTGATGCTGCAGTTTCTAAAAAAATAAATGAATTTAAGAAAAGTGAAATTATTTCTGAAACTGAGAAAATCCTAGATAAGTATGATGCTAAATTCGCAGAATTCACTAGTGAATTAAACGAATCTAAAGAAAAAGAACTAGAAGATTACAAATCTGAGTTAGTTGAAGCATTAGACAGTTATCTAGAGATTGTAGTTGAAGAATTCTTAAAAGAAAATAAAGTAGCAATAGATGATGAAGTAAAAACACAGAAAGTAGATGCTATATTAGAGGCTTTTGATATGTTACTTGTAACAACTGGTGTAGAAGTATCTAGAATCGTAAAAGCAAAAACAGAGGTAGAAGACAAAATTGATGAGTCTAGTACTGATAAACTTGCTGAAATGGAAAAAAGATATAACAAAGTTCTTGGTGTGAATAAAGCTCTAGAGAAAGAAAACGACAAATTAATTAAGATGGGATTAGTTGCTGAGTTAACAGAAGGTCTTTCTGTTGTTCAAAAAGATAGATTCTCAAAACTTGCTGATTTAGTTGAAATGTCGGATGATAAAAAAGACTATCTCGAAAAGCTTGAAACAATCAGGGAAAGTGTAAAAGGTGATAAAGTGGTAACCGAGTCTAAAACTGAAGAAACATCTACAGTTAAGAATGTAGTACTTACTGAATCTAAAATTGAGCAAGAATTTAAATTTGATAGCTCAAGATTTTTTTAATATAAATATAAGAAATAATATAAAACAGGAGAACAAACAATGTTACTAACTGAAAAATTCGAAAAAGAATTATTAAGTGAAAAATATGCTCCTATATCAAGAAATGATATGAGCACAATGGCGATAATTTTAGAAAATCAAGAAAAGGCAATAGAGACTATGGTATCTGAAGGTACTGTTGCATCTGACATTCAAGGATTCACAAATATCCTTTTACCATTAACAAGAAGAGTATATCCACAACTTATTGCTAATGAATTATTAGGTGTTCAGCCAATGACTGGACCAACTGGTTTCATCTATGCGATGAAATATAGATATACTGGTACATCACATTTAGTTAATGGTGAAGTAAATATCGGTCCTGCAAACAGAGGTCAAATTTTAGTTGTTGATAATGTTGCTGGTCTTGCTAAAGGAATTGAAATTTCTGGTTCAGGTGATAACGGTGCTTTCGATACTACTGTTGCATTTGTTGAAGGAAACAAAGTACTTGTTAAACATAACGATACTACTACTGAATCTGCAACTGTTGTTGTTGGTGATACTTTTACAATTGGTGGAGCAACTGTTACAGTTAAATCTGCATTCTCAAATGAAGCTGGATTCCAACAAATTCTTAAGAATTATACTGGTCCTGTTGATACAGCATCTGGTGAAAGATTAGCGGGAGATATGAAAGAAGTAGGTTTCACAATCGAAAGAAAATCAATCGAAGCTAAAACTAGAAAACTTAAAGGTGAGTATACTTTAGAGATGTACCAAGACCTTAAAGCTCAACATGGTATGGCAGCTGATGATGAAATCATGAGTCTTATGTCTCAAGAAATGATGATGGAAATGGATAGAGAGATTGTTGACTTTGTTAACGCTCAAGCTACTCAAACATCTGACCTTGTTATCAAAGATGGTGACGGAAGATGGGAGATTGAAAAGTATAGACTACTTGCAATTAGAATTGCTAACGAAGCTAGAACTATCGGTCACTTAACTAGAAAAGGTGCAGGTAATATTTTACTAGTATCTCCAAAAGTTGCTGTTGCTCTTGAAACTATCGGTTCATTCACTACAGCTCCAGTATCTTCAAATGTTGATAGTGTATCTGCAGGTGTTGTAGTTGCTGGAATATTCGATAACAGATATAAAGTTGTTGTAGACCAATTCGCTGACTCTGAGTATGTAACAGTACTTTACAAAGGTCAAGATAGAAGAGATGCTATGGGATTCTTTGCTCCATACGTACCAGCTGCATTCCAAAAAGTTTCTCATGAAATGAGTGGTCAACCAGCAATCATCTTAACTCAAAGATATGGTTTAGATACTAACCCTCTTAACCCTGAGCACTATGCAAGAAGTTTTGCAGTAGTATTCTCAAACACAG